ATCGTGATTTCCAACCGCCTAAAGCAGGATTTGGGCAGCGCGTTTACCGCCGCTCAAAAAATCACACTCAACCGTCAAAATATCGACCGCCTCTGCTTGGTCGACAGCAAGGGCAAGCACGTCCTCGCCGAGAAATACACGGCAGACCTCAAGGCGGGCAGCATTACTTTTGCCGCGCCGTTGGACTTGTCGCAATATACCCTGCCGCTGACTGCCGTTTGCGCGTGGGAAGAAGAAAACCGTGTGACCGGCGTCGATATTTCAGGCCGTCTGAAACTCCAGTTTGCGATTGGGCGCAATTATCCGAAGGAGAACACATTTGTGTCTTCCGCCCTGATCGGCGGCGATTTGCTGGTACGTGCTACCGAGCCGTTTTCGCAACAGGCATGGGACAATGTGTGGAGTGACGCGCAACGCGGGGAGCCTATTTTGGCGCGTACCAATGTCAAAGACTACCCGATTAAGTTGGCCAGCAACGGCGCGATTACCGAGCGTTGGCTGATTAAATTCATTACTGCAACCCAATTCGAGCTTTACGGCGAGCGGCTGGGCTTGGTCGCTCAAAGCGATACCTTGACCGATCTTGCGCCGACCAATCCGGCAACCGGCAAGCCTTATTTCACGCTCAAGGCGGCTGCATTCGGCGGCGGCTGGTCGGTGCAGAACTGTATCCGCTTCAATACCTACGGCACGCCGTTGCCTGTTTGGATTTTGCGCAGTGTCCAGCCTTCGCCGGACAAGCAAAACGGCCGCGATGGTTTTACCGCGTGTTTGCGCGGCAATACAGTGGCAGAATAAAAGATAAGGCCGTCTGAATAGTACTTTCAGACGGCCTTTAAGTAAAATGGTTAATTAATTTGCATTTATACCTTTTATCTGTAAAATTGACCTTTTAATCTTTATTCAAATAGTGAAAGGAAGCGGGAAAATGGGGAAAGGCATGAAAATCCTTATTGTCGTGGTATCTATTCTAGTTGGATGTGCGGTATATAATTATTTTACAAAAAGTAATAAGAAAACAGAATACACGATGACCGTTTCGGAAATTGAAGCGGTTGTAGCTGTGAATTTCAACGAACTTATGCTTTGTAAAGGGTATGCCATGCAAGGGCGAAAAAAAGAGGCTAGTGATTGTTGGTTGGCAAATTACGAAAAAACAAAAGAAGGTACTAGATACGACACTGCGGTAAAAGAAATATATGCTATGGCTCAAGAAGATAAGTCCAAGCAAAAGGACATACAATTCTTAAAAATTGCACGATATATAGACATGAACCGCAGTGCATCAATGTATATTTTAGAGGCAACAAAAGAATAAACTTTGAGTGCAACTATGCCAAGCCCCGATTTTCGGGGCTTTTGTTTTAATGGGGTTTTAAATTATTGAAGTAAAAAGAAAGGCCGTCTGAAATGTTTGATACGCAACGTGTGCCGGTAAAGGTTTACCGCTGGGATGACGAGGGTGCGCCGCAGGTTGAATCGGCGGCAGGCAGCATTAAAACGATTTTAAAAGCCTGCCTGGTTACCGGTTATGGCGAGGGCAATAAGCGCAAGGACGGGCTGGGCTGGGAAATGGCGTTTGAAAAGACGCAAGAAGCCTGTTTCCGCAGTATGCACCCGAAGGCGACAAAGTGGTGGCTGGGGGTGGATGACTCAAAATATGGAAACCGTGCAAGATACGTTGATTTATGCGGTCTTTTGGAGCCGAAATCGGCAAAGGCGGGGAAAGTCAAACAAAAGGTTAACAACAGCAGTGGATTTCACAATTTCATCTACAAAAAAGACGACAGTAACCGGGATAAGATCCAATGGGTTGTGGTCGGAAATGAGCGCGCATTTACTTTAATTATTTTATGGCAGGATTATTGCTCGTTTTTTATTTTTGGCAATTTCTCCAGTCTCGCCGTGGCTGACGCCGCGAATACCCTGCTTGGATATGTGTCAGATGTAGACGAGAATCTTATTTATGGCAGTGGCAATGAAGTTGTTATTTTTGTGGTGCCAATGCGTGATTATAAGGGAGATGCTCCTTCTTCTCTGAGTCTTACAAGTAAAGCAGATGGTAATTATGGTAGCTATCCTAATCCTATTACAGGTGGTTTCATAGCGGATGATATTTATCTAAAAGAATTAATTGGTAGTAACGAATATGCCATTCGCGGATTACTACCTGGCTTTATGAAAATTGGCGAAACGATGCCCGCAGGAGACGTTATTCCGATGGGAACGGTTTACGACAATTTAGACGATAGCGAGGACAGATTTATGTATATCAATACAATCGGTGCCGGCTCTTTTTTGGTAAACCTCACGGCCTGGGAGCTGTAAGCCATGCCGAATTATGTTTTCCGCAGCCGTCTTGCCGTTAAGCGCGGCAAGACGCGTGGCAAAATCGTCAACCGGATTGCGCGAAGCCGTGCCGTCAAATCGCCGCATTGGAAATCCGGCGGCCACGGCTATATCGCCGGCGAAGGTACGGGCATTGTTACGGTGGGCGGCCAGCCGGCTTCACGCCGTATTTATCTGTTTGCCCGGCCTAATATGTACTGCATCGCCGATACTTGGAGCAAGGAAGACGGCAGCTACCGCTTCGACCGGCTCAAGGAAGACGAGGAGTATTTGATGGTGGCGACGGATTATAAAAAGCAATACGAGCCTGTTTCTTATGATTTTATTAAGCCTTATGTCGAGCGTGACGGCGGCGGTTGAGGCCGTCTGAAATGTCCGAAGACAAAATTTATGCTGATTCGGTGCATATCCCTTTGCCTTTCGGCTTGGCGATTGGCTCCCGTCCGTTGTCCAGGCTTTTACCGTTGGCTTTCAGACGGCCTTTACGCCATATTGAGGACGGCGGCGAGATTGTTCCCGATACGCCGCTTAAGCCTAATCCGTACCGCCCTCCGGATGGTTATGCGACTGTTTCGGGGGCGTGGGGCTTTGTGCAGCAGGCGGTATCAACGCAGGCGGCGTGCGCGGCCGGTCGTTATGATTTGGGCGATATGGCTGCCCAAGTGTCGGGGATAACGGCGGAGGCTGTCGGGGAGGCGGTTTGTTTTCAGACGGCCTTTTCGGATATGCCTGAATTGGAAAGTTGCCTACATGAAACGGTCGGCTTGTCTGACGGGGTTGCCGGGTGTATGCAGGCGGTGCAGGCCGGAATGGATGGTCTGGACGGCTGTTTGCATGATGCTTTCCCCGATGATTTGTTCTTAAGTGGCTGTAATGCGGATCAATCGTCGGCGGGTCTTGGCGAGGCTTTGGCGGCATGTTCGGAGAGTGTGTTTTCCGATGACGCGCCGGTTGGCGATTGTTTGGTGTCGGAGGTGCGCGAGGCGGCGGTATTGGCACGCTGTGCGCATCCGCAGAGCCTGCCTGCTTTGGCTGTGCCTTGCGAGTATTATGAGATTCCGGTTGAGCCGGAGCCTGTGCCGGAAACTTATGTTTGCGGTATCCGCCCGCCTTCAAACCGTCTGCACCTGCGGTTTTACCGCAAAAAGATTGCACACGATGCGCGCCATATTCCGCTGCCGTTTGCTTGTTTTGATACGGTAAGCACTCCTGTTTTAGACGGATATATCATGCAAAATATTATTAAGGCTACGGTTGACGGCCAGCCGATCGGGCTGTTTTCTGCATCCTTTACGGCTGATACTGCCGGTTATTGCTGGCAAGGCAGTTTGACTGTTTCGCCCGATGATTTCGCCAAGATTAATCCTGATGTCCGCCCGAAAGGCCGGGAGGCCGAAATCGAGGTGCAAATCAATGCGGATACTTTTGTCATCATCGCGGAAGATTACAGCGACAACCGCCGCTTCGGGCAAAAGAGCTATACGGTAACCGGCCGCAGTGTTACCGCCCGTTTGGGCGCGGACTATGCGCCTAAAGGTCGCGGTACATACCGCAATCCGATTTATGCGCAACAAATCGCAACGGAGGTTTTACGCACGACAGGTGTGGATTTGGACGGCTGGACGATGGTTGATTGGTTGATTCCGGGAGATGTGTATTCGTTGACCGATAAAACGCCGATTGCTGTTTTGCAAGAGCTGGCTCAAGCCGCCGGGGGATTTGTGGAGAGCGACCGCGCCCGACCTGTTGTCCGCTTTAAGCCTAAATGGAAAAAGGCTTCTTGGGAGGTTTCCGATGCGCCTGCCGATGTCAGTGTCCCTGTCAGCGTGATTTTCAGCATCAGCGGCCAGCGCAATGTATCGGAGCGTGCCAATGGGGTTTATGTTTGGCCGAGCCATAACAAGGGCAAAGGCGCGGATGTGTACCGCAACGGCAGTAACCGCGAGCCGCGTGCCTCCGCGCTGACCAATACGCTTTATACCGACCAGCCGGTTTTGCTCGCCGCCGGTATCGCCGCGTTAAGCGAAACCGGTGTGCATAAGCGCGAAACGGTGTCTTTGCCGGTATCGGATAAATACGCCATTCCTATGGCGAATTTAGGCGAGATTTGGCAAATCAATGAGCCTACGGGGAGCTGGCAAGGCATGGTGGTTGGTGTGTCGGTCGAAGTCAAAATCGAAAACGACGCGCCTGTCGTGACTCAAAATGTAACGATAGACCGCTATTTTGACGAGTGATTAAAGCTGGTTTAAAGATGCTTTAAAGGCCGTCTGAAAGCCATGTTCAGACGGCCTTTTATCTTTTTGTTGAGGATAACAAAATGACCAATCTGTATCAAAACCTGACGGCACTGCTCAGGCGCGAACAGCGCGGCATTGCCAAAATAACGGGCGATTTGGGCGGCGGCTCATGGGCGGCGCAAACGCAAAGCGGCGGCAATCTTGTTTTAAGCGGGCAAGCCGCTTTAAATCAGCGCGTGTTTTATGATGTCTTAAGCAACCGTATCCTTGGTCAGGCTCCCGATACTACTGTTTTAGAGTTGGGTGTATAAGGATAAGTGCAGGACAGCCAGGCGTTGCTTTCGTATAACGTCTTAAAATAATTATGCGCCGAACGTATCATCGCAAAAGCCAAAGAGTTGCGCTATTTGTGGGCAAATATAAATAAAAGGCCGTCTGAATAAGGCGGCCTTTGGGAGGATTTTAAATATAAGTGGGACGGCGACGTAACAGTGCGGCAACACTGTTACGCCAGCCAAGCAGAGCATGCCTGCATTGACTTCTAAGGCCGCCTTAGTCTCTAGAGACCGAGGCATTCTATCTGATACAGGAGTGGATGCAAATGCAAATCTATCATGAATTACGCTGTAAGTTTTGTGGGAAATTGCTGGCAAAAGGCAGCGGTTGTGTACAAATAAAGTGCGCTCGTTGTAAAAACATCAATTCTTTCAGCTAATTAATAAATCAAAAGAAAATGCCTTTGAGCATCATATTAAATCTGATTTAGAGCATCGCGAATGCCATAATTTAGGAGTATATATGATGCAAAAAATGCAACAGACATTACCTATTATCCCCTGGATGGGTGGCAAACGTCGTTTGGCAAAACATCTTTTGCCCATGTTCCCCGAGCATTCTTGTTATGTTGAGTTGTTTTCCGGTGGCGCAGCATTGTTCTTTATGCGCCCGGTTCCTGCAAAAGTTGAGGTGCTCAACGATATCAACGGACAGCTCATCAATCTCTATCGTGTGGTACAACACCATTTCGACGAGTTCGTCCGTCAGTTCAAGTGGACGCTTACCAGCCGCGAGACATTCGCCTGCCTGCAAAACACGCCGCCCGAATGCATGACAGATATTCAACGCGCCGCTCGCTTCTTCTACCTTCAGCACAACGCCTTCGGCGGCAAAACCGTCCAGCAGCATTTCGGGACAGCTACCACGTCAAAAGCGTGGGATGCATCACAGATTGAGGTTAAATTAAAGACTGCTAAAGACCGTTTAAAAGGTGTTTATATCGAGAATGAATCGTGGGATCGTTGCTTCAAACGATATGACCGTGAGTACACCTTCTTCTATGCAGACCCACCATATTGGCAGACCGCAGGCTATGACCAATCATTTGGCTGGGAGCAGTATGAATTACTGGCCAAGGTAATGGCAGAGAGTAAGGGTAAGGTCATGCTATCCATTAATGACCATCCTGATATTAGGGAATTATTTAAGGATTTCCGTATCACTCAACTTGAATTGGCTTATACGGTCGGAAGAAATAAAACTGGTAAAACCAGTGGAGAATTGGTCGTGTGTAATTGGTAAAATAAAAAGCGACGGTAGCGTCGCTTTTCTTATTTCTCATCATCCGATATAGTGCAAAAGCTGTCGAAACTTTCGAGGAGCATAGAGTGCAAAAGTTACTGCAACAAAGTGCAAAAGTCGGCGGCGGCTTACATAAGGCCGTCTGAACGGATACGGGAAAATACTTGATTTCGTTTCCACATCCGTTCAGACGGCCTTGTTTGGCTTGCGCCATCAGGTCATCAGGTTGAGGTCGCTGATGCGGTCGTAGAGACGCTCGGTATTGTTGCCCTCGTCGTGCATTTGAATGCGCAGGCGTAAATCGTTGGCGGATACCGCTTGGCGCAGGGCTTCGCTGAGTTCGATTTGGCCTTGTGCGTAGAGGTTGAAGAGGTTTTGGTCGAACGTCTGCATGCCGTTGCTGCCTGAGCGTGCCATCAGGTCGCGGATTTCCAGCAATTCGCCTTTGAAAATCAAGTCCTGCATGGCCGGAGTATTGAGCAGGAGGTCGGTAACGGCCGTGCGTTGGCGGTTTTTCTTGATGGTGAGGCGTTGGCCGATGATGCCGACAAGATTTAACGCCAAATCCATCAAAACCTGTTGGCGGCGGTCTTCCGGATAGAAGTTGATGATACGATCGATGGTTTGGGAAGCTGTGCTGGCATGGATGGTGAAAACGCACAGATGGCCGGTTTGAGCCAATTGGAGGGCGTATTCCATGCTTTCTTCGCTGCGGACTTCGCCGATACAGACGACATCGGGTGCTTGACGCATGGCGCTTTGAACGGCGGTTTTCCAGTTGTCGGTATCGATGCCGATTTCGCGCTGGGTGAAGATGCTGCGGCAAGGTTTGTAGATAAACTCGATGGGATCTTCGATGGTAACGATATGGCCGGGCAGCTTTTGGTTGCGGTAGTTGAGCATGGAGGCCATGGTGGTGGACTTACCCGAACCGGTCGGGCCGGCGAGGATCAGCAGACCGCGCGGCGCGAGTGCAAGCTCTTGGAGCTTTTCGGGCAAACCGAGGGTTTTCATCTCGGGAATGTCTTGGCTGACGCGGCGCAATACCATGCCGACGCGGCCTTGCTCGTGGTAGGCGTTGACGCGGTAGCGTGTGTTGCTGCGCGATTGGACGGAATAGTTGATTTCCCAGTCGCGGTTGAAGGCTTCGAGTTGGTCGGGGTTCATGGTGGATTCGGCGATGGCGGCGGTGTCCGCGCCGGTCAGCGCTTTGTGGGGCATGGGCGTGAGGGTGCCGCCGACTTTAATGGCAGGAGGAAAGCCTGCGCTGATGAAGATGTCGGACGCGTTGCGTTTTTCGGCCTCTTCACACATGCGGTCGAGCAGGGGATGAAGATGTGTGCCGATTTCGGCCGGGGTGGGGATGTGCGGTGCTTGGTTTTTTTGTGAGTAGGCTTGCACCATTTCGCTTAACAGGTCGTGCAGAGGGGCGAGGTCGCTCAT